CATTAATTCGTTCTACATCTGCTTCAAAATATAAGACTGACATTAAACGATCATACGTATTTGATTACGGTGATCGTTTATTAGATCTACCGACTGCAACTTGGATGGATAAAGCTGAAATGAAGCGTTATTCAGATGGAGAGTCTGAAGAAAAACCAACTCGTAACTTCGGGATGATTGCTGAAGACTTAGCTGATGCCGGATTGGAAATGTTAGTTCAACGTAATCCTGAAGGTGGACTAGAAGGTATTCAATATGACCGAATCGGTGTTGCTTTGATTCCTGTCGTTAAACAATTAAAAGATAAAGTAAAACAATTGGAGGAAAAATTAAATGAACAACAATAATGCAGAAGCTATCGTACAAAACTTACTCAACAAGGTTGGTACTTTGGAATATCAAAACACCTTACTGCAAGTTGAAAATGAATCACTTAAGAAGCAAGTATCTAAGGATGATAAAAAGAAAGGTGATAAGTAATGGCTTTAATTAAAGAAAAGACCGTTTCGTTGATGGGACGGTCAGTAATTAATAATATTGAAATTGCTCGGTTTAATGCCAATGTAGCAACTAATGATGATAGTATGACTACTACTAACACTACAGTGAATAATGTCGAAGCTTATCGAAAGAACATTAAGCAAGTTCGCAAGGACGCTGATGAATTTCGGGAGTATGTCCGGGAAGCCGAGGACAGTGTATTCACCGATGATTCAACAACCACTGATTCTGAAACCGCTGAAGTAAAAGATAAATAGTTAATCGAAGTCGCCTATGAAAATCACAGTACGCAAGGGCGGCTTTTATTTTGGAGGTGAATTGTATGTTAGATAATTTACGCCGAAATTACTTCTGGTTTGTAAAAGGTTTAGAAACCTATGGATTAGCTATTTACTTTATTGTTCTTCACAGTAGTGGAGTGTTTAATCCACCCGGTGGTATTTTAGATTTTCTTGATGACCCACCCTTCATTTTTCTGCTAGCAGTAGTTGGAACAGTAACAATTGTTTATGCGCTATGGGACATTAAACACTTATTCTATAAACCACTTATGACCGGACTTCTGACTTTTGTATGGTTAATCTTTTTCTGCGCTTTTACTTTTGAAGATTGGAGTATCGGGCAGTTTTCAATTCAAACGATGTATGCTTTCTTTGTCGTAGGTTCGATTATCGGTCAATTAGTTATTAAAAGGGGTTGATGTTATGCATGATGATGTACTGGTGGCACTGATTAGTACCATCGGTTCAGTTCTCGTTGCTTATATCACAACCCACCAACAAAACAAACCAAGCGAAAACGATAAGATACGAGAAGAAAACAAGAAGCTCAAGGAACAATTGAGGAGGAAGAAAAAATGAACAAGTTAATTACTGATTTTGGTAATTGGTTAATCTCTAGCGGTGCATTGGTCACCGCTTTTGTTTTCCTATGGAAGTATTTAAAACCGGTGATGGAAGCTAAGAAAGTTCATGCTGAAACTGAACAATCAAAGGCAGTTTGGAGTCTGCTAGAAACTATTGCTGATAGTGCCGTGACTTCAATGGTTAACCAGCCTTTGCTCGGTTATCAAAAATTTGAGTCTGCTGTGCATAAAGTTAACCAGTCGATGCTAAATCAGGGATTCGATGTTTCCGACACTGCAATTAAAACCGTAGTTCAAGCAGCCTATGAAAATTCAGATTTAACTCATGCCAAGGATCCGGTTTTTAAGGCAATAAAAAAAGCTCCTAACCGGGCAAATAATCCAGCAGAAGTTGCTAAAGGTTAAGAGGTGAGATGTATGGCTATTTATACGGTTGATGTTTATTCCGGTAGTGCTGATAGCATTATTCAAGATGCTCATGCACAAGGCGTTATTATTAAAGCCACTCAGGGAACAGGTTATGTAAATCCACGTTGTAATCATCAGTGGGACTTAGCCGGGCAATTAGGTAAGTTACGGGGACTATATCATTATGCCGGCGGTGGCAATCCGGAAGCTGAAGCACAGTTTTTCATTAACAATATCAAGAATTATGTTGGTCAAGGAATCCTAATCCTCGATTGGGAATCTTACCAAAACAGCGCTTGGGGTGATACAAACTGGTCATTACGCTTCGTTACTGAAGTTCACCGTTTAACTGGTGTCTGGCCTTTAATTTATGTTCAAGAATCCGCCTTGTGGCAGGTTGCTAACTGTGCTAAGTATTGTGGCGTCTGGGTTGCAAAGTATGCTTCAATAACATGGTATTCATGGGATTTGCCAAATATGAATGTTTCGTCTGGTGCCTTTCAATTTCTAACTGGTTGGCAGTATACCGGTGGCGATATGGACCGGAGTATTTTCTATCTTGATGAAAACGGATGGAAGAAACTTAGTAATCCAGATGGTAAGCAAACACCGGTTGAAAATAAACCGGCTCCTGCACCTGAAACTGTTTCAGCTCCAGTTAATACCTGGACTGATTCACTTGGTGATAAGTGGACCGAAGAGAAAGGAACGTTCACGACTAACCAACCAATTAATCTTCGGTGGGGTGCTAAGACAACCAGCGCTTTAATCGCTACCTTACCAGCTGGTTCAGAAGTTAATTATGATGCTTGGTCAAGCCATGACGGCTATGTTTGGATTCGTCAGCCACGAGCAAATGGTCAATACGGTTATTTGGTTTGTCGGGACGCAAATACTAAAGAAGCATTTGGAACATTTAAATAGGAAGAAGGCGAGATAATTGTCACAATTTCATGTCGATTATGGTGATTTTAAGCGTGAAGATACCGTATCTTCAATGAAAATTAATTTATTTAATGATGACGGTACACCAATCACACCGAATAAATCGCATACATGGGTTGGAAAAGTAGTTCGGGGTAATAAAAGAACTGAGAAAACCTATCAAATCTTAATTTCTGATGATGATATTTTCGTAGCATCAAAACAGATGAAAGACTTACCTTCTGGGGACTATGGTTTAGAACTTTGGGAAGAATATGATGGTGAAACTGTTATCTATCCATCAGCTGGATTTATTGGATTTCATATCCATCGGAACGCTGATGATTCATTTCAGAGCATTGACCCAACCATTGATATTAATCAGATATTAAAGAGCCTTCATCAGGCAGGGCTTAATGTTGTTGTTGATAAGGTTGTTAATTTATCTTCTGATGATAGTCCACGAGTTGAATCAAAGATTGAAGACGGGATGAACCGTTTAATATTTTATCTTCCACAAGGGCAAAAAGGTGACCAAGGTGATTCAGCATACCAAGTATGGTTAAAAGCAGGTCATCAAGGTACAGAGCAAGACTTCTTTAACTTTCTTAAAGGTGCCACCGGTGAGCGAGGATTCCGTGGACCTGCTGGAAAAAATTTCAATATTAAACAAACGTTTCCTTCAATTAGTGATATGAACGCAAGTAAAGGTGCCGGATTTGAAGACGGTGACTTTGCGATGATTACTTCAAACGTTGAAGATCCAGATAACGCTAAATTATTTGTGTGGAACGGAACCGAATATAAATTAATTGGTGATTTATCTGGTTCAACTGGTATGAAGGGTGATACTGGACCAGCTCCAACGATTCATGGAGTTACTGTAAATAAATTGGCAGCAGGGGCAACACCGACATTTGACTTTATTGCTGTTGGTGATGTTCCCGGAAATTATAATGCAGTAATTGGCTTGCCGGTTGGCGCAGACGGTCACACTCCTGTTAAGGGAACAGACTACTGGACTGAATCGGACATTAATGACTTGAAGGCTAAAATTAAAGCCGAAGTCGAAGATGCGGTCGCAAACGGAAAATACTAGGTGGTGATGAAATGAAAAATATTACTGATACACTGACACCTTTAATGGATAAGTTCCGTGATAAAACTAATCTAACTGATAAATTATCCATAAAACGTGCAACAGGTTTACTTGACCATTTACAATTAATTGTTAATCCTAACCTTATAAAGGCTGATTATGTTAACTCCTTTGCTGTATCTTCAGATGCAAACAAGCCTGCTCCAGAATGGCAATATCGTATAGTTTATGAAGGGCTTGCTCCTAATACAACATATACACTTTCTTTATCTGCAGTTAATACTAGTGGTGTTAAACAAGCGTCTGTTAGAATTTTTGTTGAATACTATAAAGGAAAGTATGTAAACAAAGAGATTACTAGCTTTATGTTTTCAGCAGATAATAAAAGAAAGTCTTTTACTTTTACTACGGATGATAATGCTTATTATAATGTGTGTTTATATGCAGGACCCTTGAGTGTTTCACAAGGAAAAAGTTTTGTAACCACCTATCATAACATTAAGCTAGAAAAAGGCGACTTAGCAACTCCACTAACAGAAGTGTGGGGGGGGTAACTAAGCGTCCCCTATTCAGCCTAGTATCTCGGATTGGAGGTGCTTGCTATGCCGCTTAGTGATGTTTTGAGTAAACATGGCGATGCTGTTCGTAGTGTGACAGGATTAAGTAGTAAATTAAGTATCCCTAATATGACTAAATATATTAGTGAATTAGTCCGAGTTAATTTATTACATGATACTTCTGCTATTGATAAAGAGATAAAGGTTGATGATGGTGCTTGGTGGAGTGAATTATGTACAATTCAATTAGATAAGGGGATCTATACCTTTTCTATAGAGATTTATAACAATACAAGTACACCAATCACTTTGAGAGTAGAAAATCGAACGGGAAAAGCTCGTGGGGCTTTAACCAATTCCGGTGATACTAACTGGGGAGTGATACCAACCGAATGGTTAAATAGTTCTCAGAGAAGAATCATGAACATTACTTTTGAAGTATATCAACCAGGTTCTATTTTGCTAGGATTCTCAGGTAATCCTTTTAAACAAGGAAGTATTAAATATAGTAAAGCAATGCTTAATACTGGAACATTATCACTTCCTTACACCCAAAACACATTGGAGGGAGGCAACCCAAATTAAGTTATTGCTGAAACGAACGGTATCTTTAGTAGCCAGCACAACCCGAACGTAGAATCTGATAAGTGTATTCTCTGGCTAACAGATGATACAACATATACCGAGCCTATTTCAGATGAACATACCGCTCAAGGTACAGTGTTTACTTGGGGTGGTCCAACCGGTACTTACTATCTACGTGTTAATGCCTATCACAAGAGCACGACAAATACTATCTACGCATATAACATTCGAATCTATGAAGTATAATTAAGCCCGATCGGATTTCCGGTCGGGCTTTTTTGCGTATCATTAATAAACACTTCATTTGAGGTGTCGGGTTTTACTGTGTATAATAATGAAGAATTAAATCAACTCTACGAATGGGCAACGATGAAAATAAACGTTGTCTGTTTTCATAAAATGGGCACTTTTATGGGCAACGAATGGGCAAAAACGTTTGAAATACTTAGAAATTATTGATACTGATTTAGAAACGCGAAACTTGTCACTTGTTGATATGAAAGTAAAACGCTGATATATCAACATAGTGATTTAAACCGTCCGACTTCCTTACCCAGAATCATGTTCTGGATGGTCTACCTGATAGCAACCAACTAGATTTGTTCTCTGACTTGTAATTGTGTAATAATTAAATTTATAATACCCATTCTACTATTTTGAAATGGGCACAAAATGGGCAAAAATATAGAGGAGTTAGTATTAATTTACTAACTCCTCTTTTTTTAGTATCCATCAAGTTCATCAATTTGTTCTTCAAATTTGTCTTCAGTCTGTTTAGTAACGTGTAAATAAATCTTTTGTGTAATATCACTATCAGCATGACCAACTCGTTTTTGAATTACTCGTAAAGGAACGCCCATATCAGCTAAAACAGAAACATGAGTATGCCTGAAATAGTGGGTCGTGATAGGCTTATCTATTCCTTGTCGTAAGGCAATCCTTTTGAGTTGGGTATTAGCATTATTGATATTGAGTGGCCGTTGGTCTTCATAATGGGTAGCAGTGCTGTTTATTGCAAATAGCAATGCGTCTGGATCTTTTCCTTTAGCTCGTCGCTCTACAATTTCAGTTGCTTCTTTAGACAAAACTACTTTTCTCATTCCAGCAAAGGTTTTAGTTTCATTTGAAATGTGATGGCGAGCGGGATTTCGCAAAAATAGCATTGTACTATTAACGTCAAGATAAGTTTTACCATGTTCATGAAGAATATTTTTCACTTGTAAAGCTGACAACTCACCGAATCGTAAACCAGTTAGAAACTGAAGCTTAAACGCGTCTGCATAATAGGGAAGGTTACGGTTTATGCAATCTTTAATGATTTTGTGATATTCATCGAGAGTAAGATATTTGTTTTCAATCTTATTTTGATAACGGTAGTGTTCATTTTTCCATTCAACTTTAACTTCTTTAATTGGATTACTTCTAACGTAACCGTGTGTTTTTGCAAATTCAAACATGATAAAGAGTTTAGCTTTCTTTGCATGGACGGTCGTATTAGTTAAAGGCCGTTCATTACGATAAAGCTGTTTGTCAAAGAAGCGATTTAACCAGGTCGGAGTTACTTTGTTAGCGAGTGTATTTTGACCAATGGCGTTAACAAACTCATCAATAAATAACTTCCCGGTTTGATAAGTATTCGGACGAACACGTTTCTTGTATTGTTCCAAAAAGCGTAATGCTAACTCTTGAACAGTGATATTCTGTACAGAGTTACCTTCTTGGATTAAAGCATCTTGAATCTTCTTATCAAGCTCCATTGTGGCTGTTTTAACTACTTGTGGGGTCTTCTTCCCGTAAGTTACTGAAACGCGTCGATAGCGGCCCGTGAGCGATGATTTATACCGTTCAATAAAACAATACCGAATCTTGCCATGTACAGAACGTTTTTCTATCCACATAATTGTTCCTCCATTATTTAATTGTTATAATGAGAGGGTTGAATTAGTTATCCAAAAATAAATTCAACCCTTGGTCCTGTTAGTGTGCCAGCACTAGCAGGACTTTTTTCTATTTTATTGCTTTGATAAATTACTGTAAGTAATAATATAAGAACCCATTGTAGAGGTAGTCTTCTTAACTTTTACGATTACAGTATCGCCTTCTCCAACCTTCGGATTATCGTTACTTACAAAATTAAGATGCTTACCTGTTTCCAGGTTATAGCCAAACGCACTGTTTGGTTCTAATTTTTGTACTTTGAATTTTACCGTCTTACCTTCAATATCTTTGCCAGAGTTCAGCGCTGATTCAGCGGTCTTGGCTGAATAATCAGCTTTCTTTTGACCACAAGCAGAAATAATCACGGTTAGGCAAAAAATAGTTGAAATAATAGCAATAATTTTAGTCACTTTTTTCATAATTAAACTCCTTATACTATTATTGATAAATCACTGTTGTCTTTTGTTTTTGATAAATTGTTCTTCCGTGGTAAAGATGTTTACCTAACATTTTGTTCTTGCCTTTTTTATTGTAAAGATATACATCCGTATTATTATTTTGAGAGTCAACACGAACTAATTCGGGCAACCCTTTTGGATGCCAACCATAAATTGTGTTACCTGAATCATCTTGAGTCGTTACATACGTTGAGGGCATAGATTGTATAGTATCAACAGGTTTTCTGCCAAAAGCTTGAGCAAATCCCTTAAGTTTGCTTTTATTTAATTTCTTTTTTGCCATAACGATATTTCCGTTGCTTGATTGAGACACAGGAACAAGCTGATAAGCTCCACTTAATCCAATTGTCATAAGGGGAAGGATAAGCCATCTTCTCATTATTCGTTTTTCCTTTCTTTTAACAAATCAATCATTTCTTGATTTTGACGCATTAGAATATAGTTTTGATCAATCATTTCTTGATAATACTGTGTTAAATATTGGGATTGCCTATCTAAAACAGGAGCACTTCCAAAAAGACTTTTGGAAATAACAATGTCACGTAAAGCGTCATTGTATTCTTCGTCAACAGTTTGTAAATGCTTCTCGTTTATAAATTCTTCAACTTTTTTAGACCAACCATCTTTACCATTAAAAATGCTCATTTCTTCACTTCCTTAATGTTAATTGAGTTTCTCATATCAATTAAATAATCCTTATATCTAAATACTGGGCCATATTTAGTTCGATAGTTGTCAATTGCTTTGTAAAGATATTTAACTTCGACATTGCAGTAGTCAGCAATATCCTCTGCGGTCCATATATCGTTAAAGTAACAGTAAATCAAATCATCAAGCGGTACCGCTCTTTCCATTGCGATTGAGCGGGCTTTCTTTTCTTGCTTACGCTTATCTTTAGTATCACCAGCAACAATATCACCAACGCTGGTTTCATAATGAGCAATTTCTTCTTGGAGAACTTCATATTTACGAACGTTGGTTTCGTGTTCACTAATATAAATATCGTCATTAACATTCAAACCAGGTAAGTGAGTTGGCATAACTCTATATAAAATATTGATGTGTGGATACTTGCTTGCTAATGCTTCGTAAGGATACATAGAATCACTTCCGAGCCTTTTTAAGATTTTCAATAAAGTTAATTATTTGCTGTTTCTCCTCTTCAGGGGTGTCATCGTCAATGTGAGCGGCTACTGTTTCGGCAGTAGAATTTAATTTTTGGTTAGAATGACTACTGGTTAAATAAGTGATATTTACCTTGTAATGGTCAGCTAACTTTTGTAGAGAACCAGATCTTGGCATCTTTCTTCCGTGTTGCCAATCGGAAACAGTGGAGTAAGCAACATTGATTCGATCAGATAATTCAGATAAGTTTTCTCCTCTGCTCTTCATTAAATTATTTAGATTTTGCGCAAAAATTTCATTAATACTTTCCATCGCTATTAGTCCTCCTAACTGCAATAATTATAGCATTAATAACGCTTTTTGAAAAATATTTTTCTTTTTTTGCGAAATTTTGTTTGTATTTTCGCTAAAAGCGTGATAAAGTAGAAAACGTTGAAAGGAGGCAAGGCAATGTCAAATGAATTAATACCTGTAAAAGCAAAGCATACATTACGAGATTTACGAGTAAGAATTGGTTTATCACAAACAACTGCTGCTCAGCAGCTTGGAATTACGGAACCGACTTTAAGAAAGTGGGAAAACGATTCAAGTGTTTTATCTTTTAAAGATATGACGAGGGTAGCGAACTTTTATCACGTACCATTAGATTATATTTTTTTTGGAAGCAATAACGCTTTTAGCGAAAAAGTGATAGAAGGTGATAACTAATGATGGCTAATGATTGGAAAACTCCAGAGGAAATTTGCCAAGATTACCACATTACGATGGCAACATTTTACAACCGTCGTGATGAATGTCTTAGTAATCCTGATTATCGGGATGCAGTTATTCGTGACGGTGGTAAAAGGACATACGTTGATGAAAACCTTTGGCAAAAGTTTCTTCGTTATCGAAGCGAACAATATCGAATTAGACAATTAGACCCACATTTAAAGGAGGTGAGGAAAAATGAAATTCATTAAAGCGTTGTTCTATACAGGAATTGGAAGTTTAATGACAATCTTCTACCGCGAAGGCATGGAAGTAGCAATGAGCTGGACGTTCATGATTTGGTTGCCATTCATTGCTCACGATTTGGCAGAAACTATTACACCATACCCAACTAAAAAAGCTACCGGTGCTGGAGACA